CTCAAGGTAGAACTGGAACAGCTGATAATGATATCAATGCAATCGTATCTATGGGTATGATTCCGCAAGGATACAGAGTTAATAACTACTTAACTGACTCTGATGCATTTTATATCTTAACAGACGTACCTAACGGTATGAAAATGTTCAACAGAGCTCCATTGACAACTGCAATGGAAGGCGACTTTGATACTGGAAACGTTAGATACAAAGCTAGAGAAAGATACTCTTTTGGAGTTTCTGACCCTAGAGGTATCTTCGGCGTTGAAGGTGCGTAATCAATAAATTTTGTGGCGGGACATAGTCTCGCCACATTTAATAAATAGAAAGAAAAAACCATGAAACAATTCACAGTTAAAATTTGGGCATACGATCATTACGCAAAATTTAATGTTTTTGCTGAAGATAATGCTATTTCTCTAGAGCAATCAATCCTTGACAAATTGGGAGAAAAGAGTATTAATTGGGAATATCTCGGAAACAACTATAATAACGAGATTAATCGAATAACCTATGAGGAGGTTGTTAATGATACAAGACCTATACAAAGCAAAAAGGTCCTTGGAGTTGAAGTGGGAACAGGAGCATCTAGATAATAATAGATATACTCTTGAAATGGTCAGAATTGATGACAAAGTTAAAGAAGTCATTACAAAGATCAAGCTGGAAGAAGCAGCTATTGCCCATAGACAGAATACTGTTGAAGGTTCTGCTCCACAAGTTTCTGTAGCTACTTAGACAAAAGCTACATCGCTGAAATGCATAAATACCTAGGGCTCTCTTGCACTCTACTCAAAAATAACATATACTATTAGCACTATACATAAATTAATATTTTACATAGACGCGGTATAGTCGACGGCCTAGAGACTATGTGGAATTTAACTAGGAGAATAATCATGGCAAACACAACCTTTTCAGGACCAGTCATTTCTAAAAATGGCTTTGTAAATACAGGTCCTGGTATGACGGTTAGTTTAACAGCTGACACAACTTTAACTGTAGCATCTCACGCTGGCAAAATTTTACTTACAAATGATGCAGACGGTAAATTTACTTTACCTTCAATCAATGTAAATGCAAATGGAGCATCAGCAGGTGATAATGACGTTAACAACTTAAATAACATTGGTGCAACTTTTCACTTTGTAGTGGAAACAGCTGCAACTGATATGGACATCAAAACAGATGGTACTGATAAATTTGTTGGTGGTATCATGATAGCAGTAGATGACGGTTCTAAAAAAGCTTTCATTCCAGCTGCAACAAATGATGTTATAACTATGAATGGTTCTACAAAAGGTGGAATTCTTGGTAGCGTTGTATCTTTTACAGCAATTGACACAGGTACATACTTGGTTCACAATTCTTTATTGCTTGGATCAGGAACTATTGTAACACCATACGCAGACGCGTAATAAATTAACTCGAGGTGCCTGGTAATGCAGGCACCTTTTAAAAGGAGGAAAACATGGCAGACACAGTATTAAATACAACTGTATTCGACGGAGCAAAAAAACTTATAACACATTATAACAATGTTTCTGATAGTTCAGGAGGCACAACTAAAATAGTTGACGTTTCTGAATTAGCATCAAACAATGGTAAAACTTGCAAAACAGTAAGACTTAACAAAGTTAGTTTTAATGTATCAGTTACAGCACCAGCGGATGCTGTAAGATTACTTTGGGATGCAACAACAGATGTTGCTTTTCAAACATTAGCAGGAGAAATGGCTTTTGATTATTCTGATTTTGGTGGTCTTAAAAACACTAAAGCAAGTGGATATTCAGGAGATGTTAATTTAACTTTACCAGCTTGCACAGCAGGAGATACAGTTACAGTTGTTTGTGAATGGATTAAAGTTTACGAATAGGATCTTAAATGGCTAATACCACTTCAGGAACTACAACGTTCGACAAAACTTTTTCTATTGATGAAATTATAGAGGAATCTTTTGAACGTATCGGATTAAATTCTGTGGCTGGCTATCAAATGAAGTCAGCCAGAAGATCTCTTAATATCCTATTTCAAGAATGGGGTAATAGAGGTATTCACTATTGGGAAATAGGTAGTACAAGTTTAGATTTAATTGAAGGACAAGCAGAGTATAAATTTTTTAGATCATCTGGAGATGGTACAAGTGCTACTTCTAACCCAAATGGTATATATGGAATGTCCGATGTCCTTGAAGCACAATTAAGAAATAACAGAACCCAGACTACTCAATCAGATAGTCCAATGACTAAAGTAGATAGATCAACTTATGCAGGTTTTTCAAACAAACTTTCTAAAGGAACACCCAATCAATATTGGGTACAAAGATTTATTGATCACGTTAGTATTAGCATTTATCCTACACCTGATTCAACAAACGCATCTAAAGATATGCATTTCTACTACATAAAAAGAATTCAAGACGTAGGAGATTATACAAATGCAACAGACATACCTTTTAGATTTGTACCTTGTATGACTTCAGGATTAGCTTTTTATTTAGCACAAAAATACCAACCACAATTAGTTCAACAAATGAAATTATATTATGAGGATGAATTAGCTAGAGCACTTGCAGAAGATGGTTCAGCTTCAAGTACATTTATTACACCTAAAGCTTATTACCCAGGAACTTAATGTCTAAATACGCAACAGGAAAACATTCAAAAGCTATTTCAGATAGATCGGGTTTAGAATTTCCGTATAGAGAAATGGTTAGAGAATGGAATGGTGCGTTTGTACACTACACAGAGTTTGAACCAAAACAGCCACAACTAGAACCAAAACCAACAGGTGGTGATGGTATTGCACTACTACAAGTAAGGCCAGATAGAACAGAGCCCGCTACAACTGTAAGAATAGTTGATAATGGTTTTGAAACTTATGCTGCAAGTTCTGGAATTATAAATGTATTTTCACCTGGACACGGTTTAACAGATTCTACAACATATAGATTTAGAGGACCACCAACTACTTCTGCAGGAAGTGGTTTTGTTTATTCAAACCCTCAAAGTTTTGACGGTATATCCGGATCTAATATTGCAAAATCAGCTGGATACACCATAAGAACAGGTAAATACAAAGCAGACTCAGATGGAGCCGGAACTGCTGGTAGAGATGCAAGAAGTGCTTACTTAACAGATAACTTTTTCTTTTTTACAGTTGACACAAATACTGCTACAACAGGTAATATAAAAGGAGGTGGATACGGTTGTTCAATTGGACCCGTAACCATAGAAGCATAATGAATAAAATTAAAATTTTTTGGTACAGGCTTTTAAAAAAACAACATTGTTGGAATCATACAAGTTTCACAAAAAGTTGTCCATTCTGTAAGGAGATAGTAGCATAATGGCTGGGATAAGTTATTCAACTCTAGTTACACAGATAAGAAATTATACTGAAACAGATTCTAATGTTTTAACTACAGATATTTTAGAAAATATAATTTTAAATTCTCAATATAGAATTATGAGAGATATACCTATTGATGCAGATAGATTACAGCAATCAGGTAATTTAGTTATAGGTCAAGAATCAATTAATGCTCCTGCAGGAGCATTGTTTGTAAGAGGTATACAAGTTTATGACTCTAACTCTGCTATAACAGGTGCTAATACTTGGTTAGAAAAAAAAGATGTAACTTATTTACAAGAATATGTATCTTCAACAGCTTCTGATAAAAGAGGAAAACCAAAGTATTATTCTATGTATGGAGGAGCGACTGGAGATACTGATACTACATCAGGAAGAATGTTTCTTGCACCAGTTCCTGATGATACCTACAAATTTAGAGTGCATTATAATAAAATGCCAGCTACTTTAGAGTCTGGAAATACCACAAATTATATAAGCATGAACTTTCCAAATGGTCTATTATATTGCTGTCTTTCAGAGACATATGGTTTTTTAAAAGGTCCGATAGACATGTTGACACTATATGAAAATAAGTATAAACAAGAGGTACAAAAGTTTGCTAACGAACAAGTTGGTAGAAGACGAAGAGATGACTACACAGATGGCGCTATTCGAATACCAGTTAAATCAGCAAACCCATAGGAGATAAAATATTATGGCAATATCATCGGCAATTTGTAACAGCTTTAAACAAGAAATATTAGTTGGTACACACAACTTTACAGCGTCAAGTGGTAATACTTTTAAAATAGCTTTGTTTACAAGTTCAGCATCTTTAGGTGCAGGTACAACAGCTTACTCTACATCAAATGAAATTTCTAACACATCCGGATCTGCATACAGTGCAGGTGGAGCAACTCTTACAAGTGTAACTCCAGCTTTATCTGGTTCAACAGCAGTGTGTGATTTTGCAGATGTTAGTTATACTTCAGCATCTTTTACAGCTAATGGTGCATTAATTTATAATGATACTCAATCTGACAAAGCTGTAGCAGT